ACTACACTATATCATACCCTATCGTACGCTTACGATTACTACGTGAGTACGAACAATGACGAAGTCATACGCTACACTTCGTTACGCTTGTTCTTAACTCTCTACGTAATCACATGTAAGCTACTCAGTATCAATCAATAATGTTGTATCAGGGTTTTGCCTTGCATCCTTACGGACTTGCTATCGCAAGTATGTATTGTTGCTATCGCAACGATTAGCTTTACTCGCTTCGGCATTAGCCTACTCAGCGAGTTACCTCATGGTTGTATGAAGCGCTTCGCCAGCGTGGCTATATCAAAGCGACATGGTAGCGATCCAGTCTTGCATTCAATGCCCGTAAGTACTGATAAGTGGTCGCACCGCAAGGGTGCAACAACTTACCGCATTGAGTGACTGCGAGTGGAACGCTATGCCTAAAGTAAGATATATTCATATTTATATTTATATAATTTTTACTACGTAAAAATAATTATATGAGTAATGAGTGTATTGAATTTATAAATAAATAATAATAGGAGTAAAATAATATGATAAACTTAATTAAAACATTTCAAACTGTAGCAAAACAATTATGGTTTGACTTAGATAAAGAATGTAGAGAATCTAATCCTACTAGACAATCTCTTACACTAGGACAACTTGCTTGTAACTCTGCTTACTACTCAGCTTGTAATCAATATGAGTATGCATTAAGTCAGATTGATTTACTAGTCAAAGGTAATCCTGATAACAAAAGAGATATCAACAAGCTATCCTTTGCTGAACTAACAGACCAGTATGAATCTAATCACTTAGATTTCTATGAGACTGCTATACAATTTAGAACTCAAAGGATTGAAGAACTAAATGACCAAATCACTATGAATCAAATTATCAAAGATGACATCGAAGTCTTTGCTAAAGATATCGGTTGGTCACTTGGATTCTCTAAGAAATCTACTGTGAAATCTAAGAAAGCTGTGAGTGAGGTTGTAACTTATTCACAAGACCAAGTAGCTAAAGTTCAGAAAGAACTTGAAGCTAAAGGATTATTATCTCTTAGATAATTAAGACTAAGCCCTGACTCTTAATTGAGTTGGGGCTTTTTTTCTATATAGGTTGTTCGAACAGAACAAGAACAAAAAAAATCGGCTCGGCTACGCCTCGCTAGAATAGAGTCGAGAAAGGAACAAGTATGATAAAATATATAATAAACTTATACATACTAGCATGCACAGTAGCAGTGACATCATGGCTATTAGCATCAGCAGTATATGCAGAACCAATTACAGAAATACAAATCCAAGAGTGGGATGATGTATATGTAATTACTAATAATGATAATACATTCAGAGTAGATTGTGTACCTGATGAAGATACTACACAAGATATAGTAGGCTTCTGTAATGTAATGCATTCAACATATTACTATGGTCCAAGTTGTGATCAGGAATGTATATTAGATACTAGAATGCAGAGTGTACAATGAGTAATATATATAGAATAATTATAATAATTCTGTTAGTATATATTATATGGGTAGACCATATGTATGTACAAGTAGGATGGTGTGAATCAGAGATAGACATCTTAAGAAATACTATAGCTGAGATACATACAATACTAAAACAATAACGAAAGGAAACTAAATGAAAACAATAACAATACTAATAGCTATGCTGTTCAGTACAATAGCATTTGCTAATGACTATGCACCTGAAAGAAATGATAGAATCAATTTGTATAAGGTGACTAGTGATAATGAGAATGCACCATTGTATTCAGGTTACTACAAAGATAGTGACGGAGTAGTACATCAGGTAGCAGTATGGGCTGGTAACAGTGACAAGTATCTAGAAGGTCCTGTTACTTTATTAGAGTCTAACTAAACTATATGGGCAGAGGTAGGTAGCATACCGACAAGTAGGCTTTAACTTCCTACCTCACCTATGATCATGAAAGGAATAAACATGAGTACACAAAAAGAAACCTATGGTCAAACTGCAGATAGTGTGATTCAAGACTTTAGAAAAGTTAAACCATTGTATGGAAATAGATCTTATTTATACATCATGAGTATCTTATCAGATGCACAGATGATGATGGAAAACAAGAAGTACAAAGAAGCAAATCAATTTATAAACAAGGCTAAGTTATTACTCAGTAGTAAACTATAAATAGAAAGGATAATCATGACAATAGAAGAACTAAAAAATACTAGGCGTCAGCCAAGAAAACATAAAGTTATTAATGTTAGTGAACAACTTTATAATAAAGTACACTTAGTATGTAATGAAATAGATTGTACTAAAAATAAGTTTGTTGAACTTGCAATTAAAAAACTAATAACAGAATATGAAAAGGAATCAGCAGAATGAAAGTAATACATAACATAATGTTAGTCAGAGACAATGGTGATATAGAGTATCATGATGTCGAAGGCGAATGGAATGAAGAAGGATCAGGTGGTCCATCATTCGAACCATTAAGAAAATTAATAGACTGTCGTATGATAGAAGTTGCATATGGTATGGGTGATATAACTAAAGAACTTCCTATCTTTTTAGATGAAGAAGGATTGTACAAAGAAACTAATGAGGTCAATGAGATAGCAACTAACATGCAAAAGAAATGGTGTGATGCTAATCGAAGAATGCAGATCAGTCCAATCGTTGGTGATGTAGCAGTAGACTTAGGTCTTAGTGCAGAGTCATTGGCAGAAGTATCAACAGAAATGGAGCTACAAGATAATGAACGAAAAGATAACACAGCTGAAGCCTAAGAAAATAGAGCAAAGATATCATATAGTTAGTGAAGGCAATGCTAATCCATTGTTAACTACATATGATGTAGACTCGGCTAAACAATTAAGAGATCAGTTAGAGGATACACATAGAGAATACTTAAATAGTATAGGTCATGGTCAACCACTAGCTAATAGATACACAGTAATATTATTATAACAAAGGAGAAACAATATGCCTAACCATTGGATGGATCAGATAATACAGATATATGATGACTGTCATTCAAACAAGATTACAATAGCACAACTGGTAAACAAAGTGGAGCAAGTAATGATTGACTACAAAACAGAGTTCAAAAAATATGATGACGCTATCACAGATCAGATGGTAGAGATGGAGGGTTATGTCCAAGACTAGTGACTGGGCTATGGATGAAGCAGACAATGCAGTAGACTTAGCTATACAACAATGCAGAGATGGATTCAATATTGACAAAGCTATTGATATCTTATCTGAGAATCAAACTGTTATGATGTTCTATAACACAGATGAACTATACATGATCTTTGATTTTGAAATGAGTGATGAGGTAAAGAAATATGACGAACAACTCAAAGGAACAAAACACTAGAAGATATGATGAAGAAGAAGTCTTATCAATCATGGAAGAAATACAGTGGCGTGACAAAGAGATACGTCAACTAAAAGAATACATACACAACGAGAGATGTAAGATAGCTGATAATAATAAACCAAGAAACTATCCAAGAATATTATTTATATCTTTCGTAAGTTTTATTGTATCAACACTACCTGTCTTTGCTTATGGTCGCAATGCATGGCAAATGACAGCATACTATATTAACAAAGCATTGTGGGAAACAAAGGAGTGGTGGTATTAAATGTTTGACTATACCAAAGATAAAGTAAAAGAATTATCAAATGATATTATAAAACCTATGATTGATTTGATAGCTAGTACACGTACAGCAACAGATAAAAATACTGAGCATGTATTAGAAGTTAAGTATCATATCTTAGAGTTACTAAAGATACTAAGAGATTCAGGTGTGATAACAACAAGTCATATCAATCAAATTTATGAAAGCGGAAAGGAGAATGACAATGAATAATCCAGCAATGAATCCTGATCATCAAGAGATATACATTAAGGCTTATCCAAAAGTTAAATGGTTAAACCAAGATGGTAAATATGTACCTGATGGTATTGAAGGATATGTACCGATACAAGTAACTAACAGTTTAGCTATAGAAATAAATAAGCTAATTACTTATGAAGCTGCTAAAGTATTAGTAACAGATCCTAAGATTGCGTTTAGTGTAGTAGCTAAACCATCTTATATAAAATAAATTCCGTTAGAGGAATGGGTGGTAGGTACATAACTCCAACCTATCACCTGTAAATATTTGAGTACGGTATCAAGTCCACCTGGAGAGTTCTGCAAACTAGGAGACCTCGTTTGAATTACGTAATATATAACGAGTAGTTAGCCTGTCACTGGTTACTTAATCCACCTGGCAACGAAGCTGTATTCAATAGGTAGAGAGGGCAAAAGCAAGGTCGACTAAATCCAGTTATAATTTGCTGCTACTGGTTGTTCTCTCTACTGCTTAATGAAAGGAAAATATATGAGCTTTAATTTAAATAACTTTGTAAACTTTATGGACCAGGTCAAAGATAAAGACTGGGTAGACGATCATGTAATCATTGATGGTGTTAGTCCAGAGTTTCAAAAACAAATCAAAGATAAAATTAGAGAGAGGTTAAAAGATGACACACCCAAAAGATCCAAGACTTAATGGATGGAAGTACAAGAGCTTCAACCTTAATGATAAGGAACATGAAGCTGTCGTACACATGTATGAAACCTGTAGTAAGATAACTGGTATGAAACAGAAAAAGATATTTCAGTTATTGATACAAGAATACTACGATAGAATAACAAAATATAATATTATTAATGACAACAAATGAAAGGTAAAGCAATGGCTAAAATGAGTGAACGACAACGAGAGTATTTCTTATCAAGAGTTAATGATGAGATATACAATCACAAGAGATCATTAGAACTAAAAGAATCTAGTGCTAAAGAAAAGATGGTTAAAAAATTATACCCTAAGTATGTAGAACAAGTAGGTCTTAAGAAAGAACTAACAGAACTACAAACATTAGAAACTAAATACAATAGACTTCTTAATCATATGAACAGTACAATAGAAAGAATGTTCGAAGCTGAAGATAATATGTATATGCATACTGGTAATGATTCATATGCTCACGTAGTATCTAATCTGCATAAGCTAGCTAAGAAAACACTTGATCGTGAGTTTGTTAAATCACCTGAAGGTAAAGCTCTGTTGCAATTAGATCAAGCACATCAACGAGCTAAAGATATTATCTGGTCAGCAGGTTCTGATTCTAATATCATGCAAGTAGTAGGTAATGTATTAAGTAAAGATGCTGGTATAAGCCTTGACTTCAATCCATTACAGATAGAAAGTAAATAGATATTCAGGCGTACTGACGAGTACAAGTACAAGTCTGATAGAGATGACCAGTGTAAGCCTTCTGGAATTAGCATAGCGATATAATATTTATTCTTTACTAATTTATAGAGTTGAATCTCTCAGGTTTTATAGGATTGGCTTCCCTACATCTCGCTGTTTAAATGTAAGGTATTGAATTTCTTTGATGACACCTTTAGGTATGATCTGAGTTCTACCATACAAGTCATCTTCATTAAGTAAATCTTTATCACCAGCAATGATAATACAATCTTCTCTGTCTGCCATAAGATAACCAATAGAGTCGATAGTACATACCTGACTAGCAAGTAGTTCATCTTTGGTTTGCCAAGCAGACATGCTGCACTCGTTAGTATCAAGCCATACTATGTTAACCATGGGAGGATTCATCAGTGTATTGTCTCATCAGAATAGTGGTGTATATGTAGCTGACTTTCTAGTTGATCTATATAGTCCATCATATCTTCTTCTTCACATACGATCTCAAGATAGATCTTAGCAGATATAAGTTTGGCTATAGCTTCAGCCATTCTTGCTGGACAATCTAGGTTAGACTTGACAGAGTCCACCAGCTTATCCATATCTAAGTTTTGTAGATAGCGTTCTGATTTAGAAAGTGCTTTGATATCAGACATTTAGATACACCTCTGGTTATTCTAATTAAAGTTATAAGTTATGGGAAATCATAAGTCAAGAGATTTCTTATATAGTATTTGTGCATAGATACCTGGTTCAAGACTTCGTTCATTCCAGAATCTTCTTTCTCCATAGTGATGGAGTGTGTGATGACAGGTAGGACACAAGGGTACACACCATTCATCTGATGACTTCATCCCCATACCCATAGGTTGGACATGAGTTAGGTGATGAGCGCATATATCTAGGTCAGTCTTACAGACACAACATGGATACTCACGTACATTTTTGAGGTGTTTAGCGCTTCTTATTACCACGAATAGTATTCCCTTTATCCTTAAGACCGTAGAAGATAGCAGTTTCATCTAAGGCTTCTCTAAATCTAGCACCACCATAGGCTTTAGTAAACCTAAATGATTCATTCATTTGTCGTATAGTGTTGCCTAAACCACACACATACTCTAGTAGATCATAGGATTTCTGCCCTATTAAACTATGCAGTCGATTCAATTCATCCATAGCATCTAGCTTGTGATCACCAATGCTAGGGTTCAATGAGTTGTCTACTCTAACACCAAGCTCTGGCTTAGATATAAGTTGGGAAGTTTCCCACTTACGTCTGAAGATAGACCCAGCAGTATATTGTAACGCATCAATCTGTTTGCGATGATACATAGTCTCGATAGATGACTCACGTATATTGCGAATACTAGCAGGTTTATCTTTATTAGGTTGGTGAATTAAGATTTCTCTGTTATAAGATATAATGGTTTCATCAGACATAAATAAAACATAAGTTATTCGAGAAAGGAATACAATGAAAATAAATGATTATAGACATAGCGCAAGTAAAGGTAATGACTGGTACAATAACCCATCACAGTGGATCTATCGACACTTACTTGGTAATAGATCAGACACTACACCACGTATGGGTATGGGTAACTCAGCAGAGTTTGGTTGTGCAATTAGTTTGTTCTTCGACCGGTCAGATGCTGACGTGGTCGAACATTCTACTCAACATATGGTAAGACAGTTTGATGGCGAATGGTTTGATGAGACAGACAAGGTTGGTGCTATATCACTTAACCTAGCTCAAGGTATTAAGGAACAGTTTCCAGATGCAGGTAAACCACATTTATTTCAGAGTTACAAAAGACATAAGCTACCACAGCTAGAGTTTCCTATTACTACAGTTACAGACTTTGAATATGAGAATATGATTGTAGATACCAAGGCTACACTTGCAGTACCTACAGCTCCAAGAGAAGATCATGTCAGACAACAATCATTATATTCTGTACTGTTGGGTAAGCCAGCAACACTAGTTTATGCCTCACATAAGAAGTTTAGAGTCTTTGAATTATCAGAAGAAATGATTAGTGATAATTATGAAACTATGATAAAGTCATTTGAATCTTTAGAAACCTTTATGGCTAACGTACCTAATACTGAGACAGCTATGAAAATGATACCTCTTAACACAGATGGATTCAAGTGGAATGAGGAGGATCGTTACAATGCGAAAACGCTTTGGAACAACTAAAGGAATTATAAAACTAGAATCAACACAAATAGCAAGGAGAATACAAATGCAAACAAATGAATCAATCGGTACAGTAGATTATATCTCTGCACCAAAGCCAGGCAAAGACCAATGGTTTATGCCAGTAGTACTAGAGGGTAGTGGAACTAAAATAAAGTTCTATTGTAAATTTGATCCTCAAGTAGGAGTAGGCGATAGAGTCATGGTGTCCTATGGACAAGAGCGTAATGGTAATGCTACTGCATTCAAGGTAACTAGACCTGATGTAGATATCAACCAAGATGTTCAACCTACTGGTGGAGCGAAAGCGACACCAAACAAATCATCTGCACTACCACAAGATATGATAGCTGTAGGATTGGCTGGTCGAATCACCGAAGAAATTATGAGATTACATCATGAGAAAGGTATAATGATGAAAAATACAGTAGGCGAAGTTGCTAAGTGGATTAAGATAGGTGTAGATGGTTACAACAAAGCAACAAGTAATGTAGTAGATGAAATTAAAGAATCATTTCCTGATGCTACTGTAGAATCAGATGATGATATTGATGATGATATACCATTCTAGAAAGGAGTAAGTATGACAATCATTACACGTGAAGGTATGGAGAAAGCTCTCCAACAAAACTATGACAATGAAGATACTGAAGCAGAACATATAGCTCAAGCTAGTTACGTAAAAGAATACTTACGAACTATACTAGCTGAACAAGTATTCAAAGCTCCTTCTGATTTGTCAGGTGCAATGAAAGAACACTGGGCTAGACAAACTGATGAATACAAACAACATCTATTAGCTATGAAACAATCTATCTTCAGTAAAGAGAAAGATAACTTTCGTAGAAAAGATAATGATATGTATTGCTCACAGTTTCAATCATTAACTAAAGCTGGTGCATTGTGACCGATCCTTTAGTTGACAAAGTCTGTGAGAAGATGAAACGCAGAGCCGCAGAAGGTATCCTTAAATATGGGGATACTATGCGGACTGCTAATAAACCGTTTGTACAATGGATAGAAGATGCACAAGAAGAAGCAATGGACTTCATTGTATATTTAGAAAAAATAAAAGAAGGACTAGAATGATCTATGACACCAGAGCAGAATTTATGGGTAGCCGTTGTAGCTACAGCTATACAAGAAGCATTAAAGAATCCTACTCATATAACTCGCAAAGGTGAAGAAAAGAAACACGTAGATTATCATCATATACTTAACGCTAGAGAATGGCTAACAAGTAACAGTGATGACTTTAGACATACATGTTATCTTGCTGGATTAGAACCTGAATATGTTAAACGTAAATGGGCTATGCTTCAGCAAGGTGATTTAGATGCAAAGAATTATTTTACAGATAGAACTTATTAATCAATAATTTTATCACAATGTTTACTACCAATAGAGTCCGTAGTCATAAGACATTTTTCTAATGTACAAGTATATTGCACTTGATTGCCTGAGTTACGTTCAGCTAATCTTTTAGCAGATAAACATGTGCTTAGATTGTCTTGATGATACCACCCTTCAATAGACTTGTTACCACCATCATATATATATAGACTTAAAATAATAACTGATTCAATGATTCCCATTTTTACGTTCCTCTAAATCTATAATGCGATCTTCATGAAACTGTATAATCATTTCATTCTTAAGTATCAAAGGTATTTCACCTTCCATTTGTTCTTTTAATTTCTCTACATTCTCAGCTAAGTATTCAACTAACATATATAGTTCTTGAATCTGTGGACTAACCATATCGCCTTTAGGTACACCATCTACAAACGCATTGGCAGCTTCAATATCTTTTTCCATTAACTGTAGAGTCGTCTCTATAGAGTTAAGTCTTTCAACAATAGTAAAGTAACTCATAGTACCTATAGCAACTGCAGCTAGTATAGCTAAAAGATTTCTTGCAGGTAAAGATATTTGCGTTGAGTCCGATAGCTTCATACTTCTGTTCCATATCTAGATTCACAGTAAAACTCAAATCCTTTTAATGCATCACCGTATGTAATTATATGTGGACTTAATAATTCTATTTTATGTTCTGCAATATACTGGTGACATTCCCAAGTATCTTTAAATGTTTCAGCTTTATACTCTCTACCAACAGTCAAGTCAGTATCATGAAATGTTAAAACTATTGTTATTATAAACCACATTATTTTTTACCTTTAAATATGTCAGCTCCTTTAAGTCCATAGATACTAGCAACTACACCAATAAATAATGATTGATACCAGAAAGGTAGGTTAGCAAACTTATCAAAGAATATATCTATCTTATCTTGTATAGAAGGATCATCACTAAACACGGACCATATTAATAATAAAATTGGTAAGCTAATTAAAATCAGCACGAACTCGTCTTTCCATCCCTGGTCATTTGATTTACGTACTGCAGACTGGTATTCTATTTCGCCATTAGCCATTTTCTGTGCATGTAATAGTTCTGCATCAGACATTAGTATCTTAGCCTTTTGCTTATTAGCAAATATTGAAGCCCCTGTCTTTAAGACAGTAGGCAGTAATGATAACCACATATGTATTCCTAAATGTTTTTAATTATATTGCTTAGTTCTAAACAACGTGCTGGTGTTTGTTGATACCAGCGAGAGTCTTGCATTTGTAATGCTGCCTCAGAAAAGTCACATTCTCCAAGCGCCTTGAACATCTTTTTAAATTTACCTACTCCAGCCTGTCCTAGCTGGAAACACATCTCAATTAGAATGCTTTGTATAATAGCCTTTTTGATCTGAGGTAAGTCAGAGTGTAAGGTGTTCTCTAAATGTTCTTCTATGAGGCTGTTTGCCCCCTTTAAAGCGATATTAAAGTCTTTATAAAATAGCTCTTGCCAGCCTTCTACAGATTGAGGTACTTCTTCACCACCTAATATCTTATGCCCCCAGCCACCAGTAAGGAAGCCAAGGGTATCTTTGTAAGGCTCTAATCTATAGCCCTCGTGAGCTTTAATTCTAGCCTTAACAATATCCATTAAGCAACAATGAAAACAATGATAACTAGTACTACCACACCAACAGCTATTTTCTTTTTCTTATCCATGTTGTTCCAGGTATATTTAATTAGTTCTTTTAAATCGTTCATATTAATCCTCTAAGTAATAAGACTTAATCAATTCATCAATGACTAAACCTTGTATTGTTGTTGGCTCGCCAGTACTTCTACGAGGTGCTGCCTTTGCCATACGTTGTAATGTTCTATCTAAGTCTTTTCTTATTTGTAATCGTTCAGTAATATCATCAGATAGATCTATTAGCATATCACTAAATGTTGTGCCTTGTTTCATATCACTCCAGATGCGTACTACTCTAGGTGTCATATCTTCAGGGTTGTAACCAATGTTTACATAGAACTTATGATTATCCATTTCATATTTTCTAGTAACTCCTGGTCGTCTATTCTCTATTGGTTCATACATGATAGGCTCCTCAGCTAAGTTGGTTTGCTCCATTAAGTAATTGTCTTGCGAGATTAATTGCATCTTCGCTGGTGAGTCTGTTTTCTGCATAGATTCCTCTTGTTGAATTGATATATAAATAAAGTTTATTCTTAACTATTTTAATCCCCTGCTTGGGTGTAGTCAAATATTCTAAGTCAGTTCCTTGTTCCATCGTCCGCCTTTATTTAAAACCATAGGTATCAACTTTGGGAGTCCATTTAAGATAACGCCACATCCAATAATTGGTCTTGATTTTTGTGTTTTCATGTATTCGAATGCTAGAGACTTAGCATCTATTAAGCATCCGACTTGCATACCCCAGTTTAAACTGTTGGGGTTACCCCAGTATTGTATAGAATAAGAGCTATGGTAGTGTCCTTGTACTGTAGGGCAACCATATTGTTGTGCTACCTTTAATACATTAGCAGCTTTACCATGACAGAAGTATACTTGTTGTCCATTAGACATAGTAATAAGGAGATCATCATGCCACTTCCAGCCTGGTCCTACTTCTAAATATTCATTATATGTTTTCATTGCAGCTCTAGGTAGACCTGTAGCTTTTTGTCTACGGTATACTAGACTACCATGATTACTATCCATTAAATCTACTACAGGAAATAATTTTTCCATAGCATGAATAGTTTTTAAAGATTGTTCTCGTTCATCACCTGCACTATATAGGTCAGGATCTGAATCATGAAATGATATTGCATGTGAATCTACTTCATCACCAATGTGAATGACACGATCTGGCTTATATTTTTTCTTTATAGCTTTAAGAAAAGGAATTAAATCAGGATGATGATAAGGACAATGAGTATCACTTATTACTAGTATTCGTTTATTCATACGTAAACATAATCTTATTTGTTAATATAAGTCAAATAAGAGTTCTTACTATTATATAAAGCATTTGAGCAAACACAGTAGTACCAATAAACCATACTAAAGTACGCAGTTGTCGCATGTCTTTTTCAATATGAAATAGATGATTATCCTTGAGGGTATTGAGCTTACTATCCATTAGCTCTAGTTTACCCTCAATGCGGATAATAG